AAATAAGAAAATCATCTAAATTTGGTTCACTTAGATATCCAAATAAAGAAATACATAAAAACACAGATTATTTGCAAATAGATGTTTTACAATATAAACCATTAGGTCTTGACCTTACACAAAAAAATAATACGATAAGATCATTAAAAACATCTAAAGGAAATTATAATAAAAAAGAAGACATACTAGGATCAATACTTTTACCAATACCACAAAATATTACGTCAACAAATTCTACGGGTTGGGGTGAAGATAGTATAAATCCATTTGCAGCATATGGTCTTGGACTTGTAAATGAGGCGATTAATGCTAAGGAATTTTTCGGAGGAATAGTGGGAGCAATAGGAGGAGCCGTAGAAGGAGTGAAAGGACTAGTACAAAGTGGTGAAGCACAGCAAGTATCTAATGCATTTTTTGCTTCGAAGGCAGTAAATCTTTTAGGAGGAAATACTAGTTTTGAAGGAGTTTTAGCAAGATCAACAGGTCAAATCTTAAATCCAAATAAAGAACTTTTATTTAATGGTGTAAAATTAAGAAGTTTTAATTTTTCCTTTAATCTTGCTCCGAGAAATGGTGATGAAGCAGAAATGGTGAAAAATATTATTAGAACTTTAAAAATAAGTATGTCACCATCAACAACAATCGAGAACGGAAATCAAACTGGTATATTTCTCCAGTCTCCAAATGTATTTCGATTAAAGTACAAAACTGGAAGCAATAATCACCAATTCTTAAATAGTTTTGTTATTGCGGCACTTACAAATGTTCAGGTCAATTATACAGGTTCGGGAACTTATATGACATATGATGACGGATCCAAAACACCGGTTCATATGGTGATGCAATTATCATTCCAAGAACTAAGTCCAGTTTATGCAGAAGATTATGATACAGAAAGTGGTAAAACAGGAGTAGGATACTAAAATGGGTTATTTCAGAGAATTACCAGATGTAGAATATCAGTCATTTTTGTCTGATGCAATTTCATCACAAGATTACTTAAAAGTCAAAAACTTATTCAGAAGAAATAAGTTGCGTGATGATTTACAAAATGTTTTTACACTCTTCAATAAGTATGAAATCGTAGAAGGTGCCAGACCTGATACAGTTGCTGAAGAGTTTTATGGTAAGGCAGATTTAGATTGGGTAGTCTTAATGACTGCCGGTATTATTAATGTAAGAGATGAATGGCCTTTATCTAATTACCAATTATATAACTATGCAGAAAATAAGTATGGTGTAGAGAACTTAAATGATATCAATCATTATGTTACTAGAGAAATCAAAGATTCTAATGGTAGGTTAATTCTTCCGGAAGGTAAAGATGTCAATGAAGACTTTACTTTAAATTATAGTGATAATGGTACTAAAGTTTCTGTATCTGGTATTTCAGTGAGAAGAGGAGTATCAAACTGGGAATATGAAACAATTAAGAACAATAAAAAATCCTCGATTTATTTACTAAAGCAAGGATATTTACAACAATTTTTAAATGATATGAGAGAGATTATGATTTATGGTTTATCCTCAGAGTATGTGAACGAATCACTGATTAGAACTGAGAATACCAAAGTCACAATCTCTAACTAACTCAGTCTTCTGTGAGTTTGGAAAACCTAGCGAGTATATCATCATCTTCATCATCATTAGAAGACAACTTTGCCATGAACGGTGATGAACTGGTTGTAGTGGAATCTACAGATGGTGATTCTGCACGATTCTGTTGACGGAACTCTTCTTCCTGTTCAACAGTCTCTTGATCTTGGAACTTAGTCGTTCCTTTGAGTCCGAGAACATAATCAAGACGCTTCTTCAGATCATCATAGGACTTGAATTGATCTGGAGCAACAAACTCTTCGAGAGAATACTCTTTCTTCCAGATTGCTTCCATTGCTTCGTCATCTTCCAGAAGTGCATCCTGACGGGCAAACTCTGAAGAATCATAATTACGATAACCAGCAACATTCTTTGCCTTCAGTTTGAAGTTAGCACCCTGCCAGAAGTCAAATGGATCAATTGCTTCCTCGTCCTCAAACTCAGGTTGCATTGCGGCAGTAATCTTATCAAAGATTTTCTTACCGAACTTATACAAGAATACTTGACCTTCATTCTCAGGATTAGCAGGATCCTTGACGACATAGATGTTTGCAACATAAGTCAGTTTACGTTTCTGCTTACGTGCTTGATCCTTACCAGAATCGGTGCCGTTATTCCACAGCATCGTATTGTATTCTGACATTGGGTCTTTCTGATTCAGAGTTGTCAGAGAGTTCTCAATATACCATCCACCAGGACCTTGGAATGCATGGGAATAGAGTTTGACGAATGGAAGGTCTTCACCTTCAGGAGCAGGAAGGAAACGAATAACGGCATAACCATTACCTCCTTTATCACATTCTAGTTTCCAGAGACGTTCATCTCCTGAACTACCTGCATTATTCATTTTTTCGACTTCTTTGACTAGTTTTTGTGTCAAAGAACCAAGTTTGGATTGCTTTTTAAGATCAGCAAAAGACATTTAGATTACCTTAGATTAATTTGGATTTTTTGGATTTACTTAGATATTATAACAAATAGAGACTTAATTGTCAATCTTCGATATAATCTTTGAGATACTTTATCGTTGCATTCATATCACCGAATAAAGTCAACATATCAGTTTCTGGAGAAAACCCCATTGATGAAACTGATTTGCGTAAATTATCTTTCATTTCGATGGCTTTTGGGTCATCAGAAAGAGATAATCTTGTATACATTACTTGCTGTTTTTCAAGCAAGGATGAAAGTATTTCAACGTGCTCAAGTTTTTGTTCACGGGACATATTTCCGAAAGAAATAAAACTCTCGTAGATTTTTTCTTGCATTTCATTAATTTCACTCAGTTCTTCCTGAATGATTTCAGAATCAAAAAAGTCACTCATTTACAATGTCCCGCAAAATCTTCTTAAACTTGAATACATCAATATTTAGAAAGGGAGAATATTTTTGTAGTTTTAAACTGACGGTTTCCCATACAGGATCTTTCAGTTCTTTATCAAACTTCTTTCTGAATGAGAATATTCTATCATAGATTACAAAAGTTTCAAGACTTATGTCCCCACCAAGAAATCTTTTTAAGATTATTGGATGACCTTTCGAACAACTGAATAGATTTTCTAATTCGTTGTTCGAGAGTAATTCGTTGCTTTGTTCTTTGAACAAGTAAGTCAAACTCTGTTGCCTCTTTGTCCAATTCAAATAAGTCCTTTCTCCAGAACTGATAATTTCTCCAATCCATAAATTTTGTGGGTTGTCTGCGTATGCGAAATTAGATACAAGAAATTTTACAACTTCTTCGTCATTATATTTACGGGAAGTTTTTTCAAACCAATACTTGTCTCTTCTTTTATTGAATGAAGAGACACTTGCACGGGTCTTCGCACCATATCGGAAGAAGTCGTATTTTGGATTTGTAAAATGATTTTTGAGTGACAAATAATGTTGGTAGGTATCAAATGGGGTCACTTTCATATAGGCAATTTTGCTTTCGAAGTTGCTTTCATAAAATTAAGTCTCGTAGCATCCCACTTTAGTTTTTCTTTCAGTGGTTTCGATACAAGTTTTGTCACTGATTCTACTTCAAGTTCATTAAGTTCACAGTAGTGAACAATTGCATCAATATAATTAATTTTCTCTTCTGCAACAATCTTTTCAATCTCTAATGCAAACCTAGATGGTGTTAGAAATTTACTTGCAATTGCTTTTTCTAATTCCTTATTCGGTTCCATAGAGTTCCAATTTATCTGTAACAAACTTTCTAATGTATTCGACAAGAAGTTTGATGTACTTTGATTTGTCTCTTTCTTCGTAGACGACGCATTCTCCATTTTCACAAGCCATAATAATTACAAATTTTTTGACTGGTATTCCAGTCATTTCATACAACATGCATCCATATCCTGCACATTGAACAAAATAGTTTTCGATCCAACTTCTTGGTTTCGGTTTTTTAGAAGTCTTAAAGTCAATTATTGCTAATTCACCCTCGTATTCTGCAATACAATCGACGGTTCCAGCAATACCTAACTGCTTACTATATAGGGAAGTTTCTAGAGCATGAATATTATCAATATTCTTTAAAGTACCCTTAGAAATCTTAAATAAGAATTCTGAAATAGGACGAACTTTTGGAAGTTCTTCATTTTTTAGATGATACTCTACAAGAGTATGCATATCTGTTCCACGACCAGTCGCAGCCTTTGTGACTCGATTTGCTTCTTCATCACCAACTCTTTTTCTCCATTTTACAAAAGTCTCCTTATTAAAATGACTAGTCACCGAAGTGATAGAAACTAGTTTTAAGAGTTGTTTTTCCTCAGGAACAGAATAATATCTGACTCCATCAATAGTCTCCCTCTCAAGAGTAGGGAGACTCAAATCAACATGATTAAACATTAAAAACCTGATTCCATTTTTGCTGTAATGTATTCCTTAACAAGACCTGAACGAACAATGTCATCAATACCAAACTCAATTATATCAAAAGAAGGCATTTTACGCAAGATGTTCATAAAGTCAACAATACCATTCCTTTCGTTTGCCTTATTTAAATCTGATTGACGAGCATCTCCACAGAAACAAATTCTGGTATTCTCACCAACACGAGTGATAATACTATCAAGTTCATGAAAATTCAAGTTCTGAAATTCATCAACAATCACAATCGAATTATCAAGTGTTGTTCCACGAAGAAATGATGTGCTCCAAAATTTAATTGATTCCTGTGATTTAAGATTACCATACAACATCTCAAAATCAGCATCACTTGGCATCTGGAACATATACTTTACCATATTCTTATATGGTATTTGATAGATGTCTGCCTTATCTTCATGGGAACCAGGAAGAAACCCAATCTCTCTAGTTGCTACAAGAGACCTCACAAGGTATATTCTCTCATAAGGTGTATTCTCGTCTAATACATCTTTAAGTGCATTAAAGAGGGTTATGAAGGTCTTTCCTGTGCCTGCACAACCATATGCAACTAAATGCTTTCCTTCCTTATAAGAATCAAATAATCTTTTTTGATTATCATTAAGTGGGTCTATATCCACTAAGTATGAAGAACTTAATGGTTTCTTTCTTTTCATCTGCTTTGTCGTAAGACCAACTCCAATGGGTTGATCATTTGCAGATGCTCTTTTTCTTCTTGCCATTAGATTTTAGTTACTTTAGAACCTGGTGCTTTTGATGCCTTATTTAAAACCTCATTCCATCCAGGATTTCTTGCGACTAATTTATCCCTCCATTCACCAACTTCTGCTGGTTTAGGACAAGTAGATGGATCTGACCAATCACGAATCCAATCACTATTCTCTTCGCACCATTTTGGCCATTCATGAACACTCAGAACGACTTCCTTTTGTTCACCAGTTTCTTTATTAATAATCGGATATGTTGCCATGTTATCAATTCAATATAAAAATATTTAGATCCATTCCAGTGCTTCTGCTACTGTTGGAAATTGTTCTACAAAAACATTCTTACATGCTTCTGCAATGTCCATATGCTCTTTTTGAGTTCCATGAGCAGAACGCAAATCAATATAATGAATCCAAGAACGACAAGAACCACTCATATAAAGTCTTGTAGGAGTTGCTAAAGGAAGGACAAATCTTGCACATTCTTTTGCAATACCCTCATCAAGCATTGTCTGATACAATGCCATTGCATCTCTAAAGTGATCTTGCATCAACATTTCATACTTCTGTTGGACAAAGGGATCAATATCATCAATAGAATTCTGACGATTTTTTGTGTCTTGACGACGAAGTTCTGGTAGGGGAATCTTCTCACTAAGCAGAGAACTATCAGCATACCGTTGTGAAAATTCTTGAAATGTAAAACTCCGATGACGCAAAATTTGAGCTGCGAGTCCTCTTGTGGTCTCAATTTCAAGAGTCATGAATGATTGCTCAAAGACACTCCAATGTTGATGTTTTACACAATACTTAAGAAGACCAGCAACCTTTGGATTCTCTTGATTAGAAGGATTTGACACTCGTGCCACATATCCCATCATTTTTTCAGCATCAGGTGTAATACTGATTAATTTTACATTCATGCTCCAAATCCTTTTGAGTTATTTTTATCTATATCAGCAATTTGTTGTTTTACCGAACGCAATTGTGATTTCATTTCTCTGATGTTTTCTTCACTGTAGAGGTAATCTTTCTCTATCAGCCTTTCAAGCAATTTTACCAGTTCTTTTGCTTTTTTTGTTTCAGTCATTTTCTTCCTCAAAGACTTCATCGTAATCTTCAATATATCCACTATTTGGGATATAGTCTACCTTATCATCTCTATCAGAATTTACTTCTGCCTTTAGAGAATCTAAAAGAAGTTCTAAATTACGAATAATCAAATTAACTCTTTCTTTTTCCATATACCACATTACTTCGATGTCATTATAGCATAAAAGAAGTATCGATCAACGACCCATGTCTTCTCCCCCTTCCCAACTTTTATTATTGTCACTTTCATATTTCCGACCCATATCAAATAACATCTGATACACTCCCATATTCTCTATTACTAAAGACGAAGGGGTACGGAATATAGTATGCGGCCCAATAGATTTTCTAACTAAATCTATATTCAATGGATGAACTAAAGAAAATTTATAACGTTTAGCACAATAATAATACTCTTCACAATACTCCCTGTCCATCATTTTTTCTATCTCAAATTTTATTATAGCATAAAAAAAGAGGGTCTTGCGACCCCCTGACAGTTTAACGTAAGTGAATCACTTTTCGTAGATACGACCACGATAACAGAATGTACCGTGTGTTTCTTTTGACTCTACACAACGAGTATCATACTCAACACCACGATATGAGGTGTGAGAAATTTGTGCGTTATGTAGTGCAGATGCTTTGTTGATCTGCCTTTTAATCATTTGAAGTGTGTTCATTTGTTTACTCCTAAAGTAATTGGATTTTTAGGCCCGTTCCTTTAGTCGTTTGCGTCCCAGTAACAATTAGGATTTGACTCCTTCATTATCTCAACCAACTCAATCTTAAGAGAATTAGTAATGTTTTCATTTGCCTGCATTCGCAGTATGATAGCATCAGTTTCCTGACAAGTGAGGGTTGTGAACAATAATAGTTCTAACATGGGATGAACGCTCCGTTCCGCGACTTACTTGCGTCAGAGTCTCCTCTGATGAACGATAGGTCTATTATAGACCCTATACTGTATTTAGTCAACCCTATCAAAAATAACAGATCCTGTGATTTTATTCAATCCATCATCACCATAATTATCAAGCATATATTCACACATTCTAGAAAAAATTCTAGGAGATTTACTAGTGAACATATTAGCGATATTAGATTTAATAGAACTCATAAAAAAATTAAGTTCTTCTCTATTCGTATATTTTTCGGAAAGTAGATCATACCTTTTAAAAAGACGAAAGTATTTTTCTCTATCAATCTCTTTGATAAATCTTTTTGCAATAACCATTTTTCTTACAATTTTTTCAAGTTGTTCATAATCATCATGATACTCAGGTAAATCTAAAGATTCAAAATAAGATTTTTTAACTTTAAGTGTTGAATACAATAACCAAATTTCATCATCCACAAGAGAAATTTCATCATCTGATAATGCAGAAATACTTTCGGGATTTAAAAATAAAACATCATTAATACAATACAAAAAAAGTTTTAATTTACAATCTACTAAAGACGAAATTCTTTTTGGTCTCTGAAGATCAGATGGAGTTAGAGGAATCATTTCAAGTGTCATGTCATTGTGATTGACTACTCCCGTATTATACATGAAAAACCACCCCTGTGAAGAGGTGGTGTGACATTTTTATAATCGACCCTACAGACCAAAAATTTGCCGGAGATTTTTTCTCGACTTTTTTGGAATTATTTCCGCTTTTTGGTTGGGGGTGGTGGTTCATTACCCCATAGTTTTGGATTGGTTCTTCCCATACCAAAACCAATACCCTTTAAATTCTCACGAAACTTATCCCAGTACATGTTAAAGATACGAACTTCTTTCTGGCTACGAGTCAAATCATATCTCGTTTTTCCATCAACCACATAGGTGATTATCATGGCATCATAAGGACAATCTTTGGTGGAGACTTGTTCCCAAGTTCCATTCTCTACCAAAATCTCACAACCATATATGGATTTAGAGTTTTCTTTTTCCGATGATGTCCATGAAGTCATAGACTGTTCCTCTTCTGTTTTAACAGGAGCATCTCCTAATTGATTTGCCATTATGAACGATTACCCCAAGTAATATCTGGATATGCTTCACTTACAATTTCTTTTGTGATCTTATATCTATCAGAAAGTTTCTTATCCTTACAAAGACAAACAATCTCCGCTTCCAACGGGTGAAGTCCCTCAAGAATATTGATGAACATCGTTTCACGACGAACACCACTCATAGAATCATTACCACCCTTAAGAAAGTGATAGAAGTTCTTAAACTCTCTACGAATTGTGGTATGTCCATTCTTATCACTCGAACCCATTGAGAATGAATCCATTTCATGCATTCTACGAACTTCTTCTGTGATTTTAGTAGTCAGAGTTCCATTTGATGATGCCTGATCCTCAAATCCAGAATAAGGAACTTCTCCCTCAGGAAGCATAGAAATTAAACTCTCATCAAAGTTCCAAATTAATGTTGCCTTCAAAGAAACATGTTCATACTTCTTCAAGACTTCAATTTTCTTTGCCTTACTTCTTTGTCTAGAAACAAGATCTAAAACTTCAAAAACAAATGGATTTCTTGGTAGTTCCAATGATACTGCCTTAGTCGTTGTCTTTTTCTTCTTCGTTGTTGTCGTCATAGTTTTCAAAATTAAATGCGATTACTTCATCTGGAATTAGATTTCCTTGCTCATCAAACATCTCAGGATGATATCTAGGTGCTTCTCTATAGTTCATCATATATTCTCTGGCAGTCCAACCAATTAGTAGACCCACCATGAGAAATAAAATAGTCAAAAATGAACCAAATACTAAACTAGTTGCTAACATTTTTCTTACTCCGGGATGTTTTGATGGAAAACTCAAAATGAATATTTACTTTCCATCTCAGAAAGCAAACCATCTTTTCAAACATAATGTGAAATGGTTCTGTTTGCTTTCTCTTACCTCCATTAAGCAAAAATTCAATACCACGATTTCTGTGGTCTTCATTTTTATTTATGTTGAGACTTGATGACTTGTTGTTCTCTGAGGAATTTGATTGTGTCAATACATCCTCCTAATTTTTTATCGTTACATACTACCTGCGGAAAAGTAGAACCCCTACCAAACTTAGCATAGAATTCTTCTCGTGTAAAGTCCTCACCAAGATTATAGGATACGAACTGTGTTCCTGTCAACTCCAATACTTGTTTAATCTTGTAGCAATGAGGACAATTTTCTTTTGTGTATACTTTAAGATTCATATTAATTTTTTTCCTTTATATATTATACCACAGAAATAAGAATAAATAATTCAAAATAGATTTTGTAATGAGCAATTTTTCTGATAGAGGGTGGTATTACCTTCCTGAAATTATTACTAAAGAAGAAGCAATAAGAATTAAGTATCAAAATCTTTGTGGTGCTATGAGTGATTTGGGATCACTTGAAGGGCACTGGGATGAAGAAAGAGGAAGAGTATTAACTTGTTATGCACCACCATCATCCACATTTGTAGTTCATAGAGTCAAACCAATTCTTGAAGAACTATTAGGAGAAGAACTTATTCCATCTTACTGGTTCTCTACAACTTATCATAATAAAGGATGGATGAATTGTCATACTGATAGACCCTCATGTGAAGTATCAGTCACCATGAATATTTTTGGTGATGCAAAATGGCCTATAAAACTTAAAGATCTTACAGGAAAACGTCAGGAAGTTGTAACTCCCGTAGGTGATGGTGTTGCATACTTAGGAACAATTGTTCCTCATTGGAGAAGTCCATTAAGAACTCATAAGAATGATAGTTTTATGCAACTCTTTTTACATTATGTAAGAAAGAATGGACCTTATGCAGACTATGCCTATGATAGAAATCAAAAATGTTATGACTTACTCACGAACTAAAACGACCTTCTGGTTCTGGTAATGCAGGAAGAGTATCATTAATCAATACAATAGATCTTAATTTTTGTGAGTAATCTTTAGTTATATTTGTATCAACTTGTATTGAATTTGGAGTTGCTGGAAAAGTATCTGTTGTAATTCCAACGGATGGTAAATCTCTTAAAGATTGTCTCCAATTCTTAAACTCATCTGATAATGCACCTCCATTCTCTGTTGTTCTTGTAACAATCCAATCAGTATCTTTCAAAACTTCATCTCTAACTATTCTTATTTCACCATATCTTTTTTCAGTTTGTCTTGCATCATAATTAGAAATCTCAGTATTCCATTGTTCTTGAGTTAATATTTTAAGACCATCATTTTCTACAATGGTATTTGTTTCTCTGTAAGTTACATCATGCAAAGTTACTGTGGTTGTTTCACCTGTTTCTTCTCCAGTTTCTTCGTTTATAACAGGTTCTTCAACCTGTTTTTCAGTAGAACTTACTACTGTAATATTTGAGTCATTTTGATATTCAGTTAAGACACTTGGAGTTACAGTTTTTGAATACTCAAAATAATCTGGAACTTTTGATAGGCAAATATGATCTCCATTCTCATCAGTTAAACGATAAACAATTTCCAATCCCTTCAATTTTGGAAATACATATCCTCTTATATCACCTTTTATCCATTCTCCAGTATCTCTATCCACTAAAAAGTGTTTAATTAATTGAGACATTTTTATCAGTACACATTTATATTGTATTTATCTTCTATCTCTTTATCAATCTCTGCTTTCGTAGGCATACCTTGAACAGTCATCCAGTTTACCATTGCATAACGAGTTCCTGAGATGACTGGTTCTACTTTATGAAGATAAAATTGCGAAGATGGAAAAGCAACTAACAATCCTGGTTCTGGTTTAATACGGACTCTAAGATCTGGAAATACAAATTCCCCACCTTCAAAATCATCATTTAAAAAAAGAATTGTTGATAAGTCTCTGTCTACAGACTTCTTCCATATGATAGAACCATCAGGGTTCTTCCACCTTGATACTGCATCATAATGTCCTTTATAGTGTCCTCCTGGTTCATATACAAGTAACTGAGGAAGTTCACTATCCCTTATCTTAAACTCATAAAAAGGATTGATTACATGATGAACAATATTATCATAAAGTTCTTTAACTTCTTCAATAATTTTTGAGATATCAGAGCAATCTACATTTCTTACACTCAAATCAACTCTTGATGGATGACCTTCTTTATTTTCATTTGCTTTTTCTCCATCAAACACACCCATCTTATCTTTAGGTGCAATCTTTGCATGATTCACTAAGAAATCAATTCCTTCTTTTGATACAACTTTTGGTTGTATCAATACATTTCTAAGTATATCATTCATATCATAATGATGTAGGTATTTTATTTAGTTTTAGTTTGATACTGCTGCTAATTTTCTTCGAAGGTAACTGCTCCGTCTTAAAACAGTCTCATTTGAGAAATCAAGTCTATCTAAATCAGCATCAGTTGTTCCCTCACCACCAGCAAAGTAACCATAAGAACTACTTGAGACTGCTGCTAAACTACCTCTTGCTTCAGGTAAATTATTTCCTGGCAATAACATAGTGTCATTTGAGAAATCAATACGGTCTACTGTAGTAACATCAGGTGGTGCCTGACCACCACCAAAGTAACCATAAGAATTATTTGATACTGCTGCTAAACTTCTCCTTGCTTGAGGTAGGTTATTACCTGGTGCTGATACAGTATCATTAGAGAAATCAATACGGTCTATTGTGTCAAGATAAGATGGACTCCCATCATCCCCACCACCGAAGTAACCATAAGAATTACTTGAGGTTGCTGCTAAAGACTCTCTTCCATTTCTACTCTGTGGTAAATTATTTCCTGGTAATGATAAAGTCTCATTAGAGAAATCTAAACGATCTATTGTTTTTTTCTCAAAGGGTCCATCGGTTCCACCACCAAAGTAACCATAAGAACTACTTGAACATGCTGCTAAACGTTCTCTTTCTTCAGATAAATTATTACCTGGTGCTGATAAAGTCTCATTAGAGAAATCAATACGGTCTATTATGACAAGTTCTTCTGGATCTGCATCTGGATTGTCACCCCCACCATAATAACCATAAGAATTACTTGAGGTTGCTGCTAAAGACTGTCTTACTTGGGATAAGTTATTACCTGGTGTCGATATAGTTTCAGATGAGAAATCAATACGGTCTATTGTAGCAAGTATAGGTCCTGATATTGGAACCTGCTCACCACCACCAAAGTAACCATAAGTTCTTGAACCTTTTATTCTGTCTGATGCTCCTCCGGATACTGCTGCTAAATAAGATCTTGCTTGAGGTAAATTATTACCTGGTGCCGATGTAGTCTCACTAGAGAAATCAATACGGTCTACTGTATTATAATAAGTCTGTGGTGGAGAAAAATAACCACCACCAAAGTAACCATAAGAACTACTTGAACATGCTGCTAAACCATATCTTCCTTGAGTTAAATTATTACCTGGTGCTGATAAAGTCTCATTAGCAAAATCAATACGGTCTATTGTGGCAGCATACGTTGTTGGTGGAGAGAAATAACCACCAGCAAAGTAACCATAAGAACTACTTGAACATGCTGCTAAACTAGATCTTGCTTGAGATAAATTATTACCTGGTGCCGATGTAGTCTCACTAGAGAAATCAATACGGTCTACTGTATTACGATAAGGTGGAGAAAAACCACCACCAAAGTAACCATAAGAACTACTTGAGACTGCTGCTAAATAAGCTCTTGCTTGAGATAAATTATTACCTGGTGCCGATGTAGTCTCACTAGAGAAATCAATACGGTCTACTGTGGTAAGATAAGGTGGAGCATAACCACCACCAAAGTAACCATAAGAACTACTTGAACATGCTGCTAAACCATATCTTGCTAGAGGTAAATTATTACCTGGTGCTGATGTAGTCTCATTCGAGAAATCAATACGGTCTATTGTATCAACACGAGGTGGAGCAAAACCACCACCAAAGTAACCATAAGAACTACTTGAGACTGCTGCTAAAATCTCTCTTTGTTGAGTTAAATTATTACCTGGTGCCGATGTAGTCTCACTAGAGAAATCAATACGGTCTATTGTATCAACACGAGATGGAGCAGTACCACCACCAAAGTAACCATAAGTAGCACTCTCTGGCCAACTCTCAAAGTTGTTATTGTCTATATTTTCTACCTGTTTCTCGTAAATAGAAGTTAATCCAAATACGTCTCCTATGATAGGCATAAGAATTTATTGCTTAAGGTCTTGATTAAATAATGATCCATTAAGTTGCTTCTTTTCTTCATCCTCAATAGATGAAAGAATTTTTTGATCCATACCAGTAATTTCAGAAATACCAGCAGTAACATTTTCCTGTAATTTACTTAAGAAATCAAGAGGATTAGTTGGATCACCAAATGATCCTTTAGTTCTATTCACATCATTCCCTAATACAGTAGGAGCACTTGCTCTTCTCATAGAACGAATATTACCAGCATTCACACCAGTTTTTGCAGCAAACAAATCATCAATAGATTGATTTGAAAGTCTTCTCTCCCAATAGTCTGGTTGATCTGCATCAAACTGCTCTTTATTAACTAATTTACCACCATTTAATTCAATCAGACGACTGATTAACTTATCAAAACATTCAAGTTCTTGAACTGATGCCTTGAAACCATGATTAAGTCCTTCAAGCATACGATGAAAATGAAACTCATCAATATCATACCAACATAATTCTTCACCACCATCACGGGTTTTCCACCAGATTGGTTGAGTCTTATCCTTTCCTTCCCACTTATAATGAAACTCTCTTGCTTCTTTCTTTGCACTAATGATTTTAGAAAGAAGACCTTCTGCTACACTCTTACGATTGATTAAAGCAGCCTTAAATGCAGATGGAATTGTAAAAGTATCGTGAATAATAAACTTTTCAATTTGAAAATCTGAACGACCTTGTGCGAGTTCTACTTCACTTTCAGTCCAACGATTTGCTTCATTCAGAACCTTAAACATAAATTCATTCTTATCATCCAAAACTTCCGTAGAAGATGCAAGTGCAATCGATTCATAATTGTTAGTCATAAAAATTACAAAATACCAATCTAATTTTAGTTATTTATATTCTTATAATGATATGTTTAGTTTGAGAGTGCTGCTAAATTATATCTTGCTTGAGTTAAATTATTACCTGGTGCTGATGTAGTCTCATTAGAGAAATCAAGACGGTCTACTGTAGTAACCTGAGGTGGAGCATTACCACCACCAAAGTAACCATAAGAACTACTTGAGACTGCTGCTAAACTAGATCTTGCTTGAGGTAGGTTATTACCTGGTGCCGATGTTGTCTCATTCGAAAAATCAATACGGTCTATTGTGTCAACCTGAGGTGGAGCAAAACCACCACCAAAGTAACCATAAGAACTACTTGAGGTTGCTGCTAAACTAGATCTTTCTTGAGGTAGGTTATTACCTGGTGATGATATAGTTTCAGCAGAGAAATCAATACGCTCTATTGTGTCAAGTCTAGATGGACTTTCTGCTGGATTTTGACCACCACCAAAGTAACCATAAGAATTACTTGAGGTTGCTGCTAAATTACGTCTTGATTGAGTTAAATTATTACCTGGTGCTGATGTAGTCTCATTAGAGAAATCAATACGGTCTACTGTGGTAACCTGCCCAGTTGGAGCAAAACCACCACCAAAGTAACCATAAGAACTACTTGAGACTCCAGAAACATAAGATCTTGCTTGAGGTAGGTTATTACCTGGTGCTGATGTAGTTTCATTAGAGAAATCAATACGATCTATTGTATTATAAAGATTACTAGGTGGAGCCTCACCACCACCAAAGTAACCATAAGAACTACTTGAGACTGCTGCTAATCTATCTCTTGCTTGAGATAAATTATTTCCTGGTGCTGATGTAGTCTCATTAGAGAAATCAATACGGTCTATTGTTGATTGTACACTAGGAGTAACTCCACCACCAAAGTAACCATAAGTTCTCGAACCTTTTATTCTTTGTGATGCTCCTCCAGATACTGCTCCTAATTCATCTCTTACTTGAGACAGATTATTACCTGGTGCTGATGTAGTCTCATTCGAGAAATCAATACGGTCTACTGTGTTAACAACTGATGGATTTCTACCACCACCAAAGTAACCATAAGAATTACTTGAACATCCTGCTAATTCAGTTCTTGCTAGAGGTAAATTATTACCTGGTGCCGATGTAGTTTCATTAGAGAAATCAATACGGTCTATTGTATCAGCAGGAGGTGGAGAAGAACCACCACCAAAGTAACCATAAGAACTACTTGAACATGCTGCTAAACCATATCTTGCTTGAGTTAAATTATTACCTGGTGCCGATGTAGTCTCATTAGAGAAATCAATACGGTCTACTGTGTCAACTCTAGGTGGTGAGTTACCACCACAAAAGTAACCATAAGAACTACTTGATACTGCTGCAAATTGGTTTCTTGCTTGAGATATATTATTACCTGGTGCCGATGTAGTCTCATTAGAGAAATCAATACGATCAACTAATGTTACGTTACTAAAGGCAGCAGGAGTTCCACCACCAAAGTAACCATAAGAACTACTTGAACATGCTGCTAAACCACCTCTTCCTTGAGGTAAATTATTACCTGGTGCTGATATAGTTTCATTAGAGAAATCAATACGGTCTATTGTTGATTTTACACCAGGATTATAACCACCAGCAAAGTAACCATAAGAACTACTTGAGACTGCTGCTAAATCAGATCTTGCTTGAGATATATTATTACCTGGTGCCGATGTAGTCTCATTAGCAAAATCAATACGGTCTACTGTAGTAACCTGAGGTGGTGCCTCACCACCACCAAAGTAACCATAAGTAGCACTCTCTGGCCAACTTTCGAAGTTGTCGTTTGCAATATTCTTTATCTGTTCTGTTCTAACTTCGTTGAGAGAAAATATTGCCATTTATAATCCGAAGACAGAATAACTTTGAGTTCTCTGTTTTTTCCAGAACTCCATATGATTATATTTATTCATAATATTCTCCGAAAGATACTTTGTATTATCACGATGTATTTTTTCTACTGTATCTCGGACACTATGCATATTTTCTAACTTATAAACATTATCATTCTCATCTTGTTTGGTAGAAACATTCTCAAAACTATGAAAATAAGATGATAACCCTATGAATTCATAGATACGATTGAGTTCTTGTTGAGGATTTCTTACCAAATCATCATAATCAATAAGTAATAAGTATTGATTGTTTCCTTTTCTAAAACATTCTAATAGAGCATTATATGATTGCCCTATAATTCCTTGTGAGGACATCAAATAATCACAACGATTATCATTTGAGATTTCTATATTATTCCAAATTAAGTTTTCATCAATAAATGATGTGGTCTTTGAGTTACAAATAAGATTTAAAAATGAAGATAAAATGTCCTGAATGTTTCTTACTGGACAGATAATTTTCGGTTCAGTTGTAATGTAGTCCTGAATATGTTTTATCTGATTGACCCAACCTCTGGACTTATCAATAATAATATCTTGAGGGGTATTGAAATAATAATTATAAGGTATGGAAGATAATACCTTATGAGCACCTTCGGGGTTTGGTGTTGCTTTATATTGTTCTGAATTATATAAAAGATACTCTTCTGTATAATGAATTGTATCCAACAAAGGTGAGTTTGTAGATGCGTGTATCTCTGGATTCTGATTGAGTAATGCAGTTAATAAAGTCGAACCTGATCTTGGAAGACCAGACATAAAATAAAATTGTTTCATAAATTAATTTGATACTGCTGCAAATTGTCTTCTTGATTGAGATAGATTATTACCTGGTGCCGATGTAGTCTCATTAGTGAAATCAATACGATCAACTAATGCTGTTGTACTAGGTGCATCACCACCAGCAAAGTAACCATAAAAACTACCTGAGACTGCTGCTGCGTCACTTCTTGCTTGAGTTAATCCAGTTCCTGGTACTGATGTGGTATCATTAGAGAAATCAATACGGTCTATTGTTGATTGTATACTAGGAGTACCTCCACCACCAAAGTAACCATAAGAACTACTTGAGACTCCTGCTAATTCATCTCTTGCTTGAGATAAATCACCTACGTCTGATACAGTCTCATTAGAAAAATCAATACGGTCTATTGTGCTACGCTTAGGTGACTCACCACCAGCAAAGTAACCATAAGAACTACTTGAGAGTGCTCCTAATTCACGTCTTGATTGAGTTAAATTATTACCTGGTGCCGATGTAGTCTCATTAGAGAAATCAATACGGTCTACTGTAGTAACCTGAGGTGGTGCCTCACCACCACCAAAGTAACCATAAGAACTACTTGAACATCCTGCCAAATGTTCTCTTGCTTGAGGTAGAATATTTCCTCTAAATGACATAGTTTCATTCGAGAAATCAATACGATCCACTCTTGATACTGGACTAGGAGTACCGCCACCACCAAAGTAACCATAAGAACTACTTGAGACTGCTGCTAATTCGTCTCTTGTTACCGGTAGATCATTTCCTGGTAATGACATAGTTTCATTAGAGAAATCAATACGGTCTACTGTGTCTCTTCTAGGTGGTGACTCACCACCAGCAAAGTAACCATAAGTTCTTGAACCTTTTATTCTCTCTGATGCTCCTCCGGATACTGCTGATGAACCCAATCTTGATTGAGGTAAATCAAAACCTGGTGCTGATGTAGTCTCATTAGAGAAATCTAAACGGTCTACTGTGTTATAAGTAGTAATAGATGGTCCTGGTGAAAGAATGTAACCAGCAGCAAAGTAACCATAAAAACTAGATGAGACTGCTGATAAACCAGCTCTTACTTGAGATAAATTATTACCTGGTGCTGATGTAGTCTCATTAGTGAAATCAATACGGTCTACTGTGGTAACAAAATTTGGTGATAATCCTGCATTTACACCACCACCAAAATAACCATAAGAATTACTTGAGGTTCCTGCTAATAAATTTCTTCCCTGAGTTAAATTATTACCTGGTGCCGATGTGGTCTCATTAGAGAAATCAATACGGTCTATTGTATCATTAAAAGTAAGTGGAGAAGTGTAACCACCACCAAAGTAACCATAAGAACTACTTGAGACTGCTGCTAAACCACTTCTTGCTTGAGGTAGATTATTACCTGGTGCTGATAAAGTCTCATTAGAGAAATCAATACGGTGTATTGTTGCAAACTCAGTAGTAGGTGGATTATAACCACCACCAAAGTAACCATAAGAACTACTTGAGACTGCTGCTAAACTACTTTTTGCTTGGGGTAAATTATTACCTGGTGCTGATGTAGTCTCATTAGAGAAATCAATACGGTCTATTGTGGCAACAATAGTTGGTGGTGGAGCAAAATAACCACCACCAAAGTAACCATAAGAATTATTTGATACTGCTGCTGAACCATTCCTTGTTTGAGATAGATTATTTCCTGGTACTGATGTGGCCTCCGTAAAAAGATCAATTCTATCTACTGTGTTCACTTGACCACCAGGAGAAATAAAACCACCAGCAAAGTAACCATAAGTAGAACTCTCTGGCCAACTTTCAAAGTTGTTATCTTTTACATTTTGAACTTGCTTTTTATATACCTTATCAAGACCAAAAATTCCTCTTACCATTTATCTACTTTTAATCTTATAATACTATTTAACAAAGTAACATCACTACACTACTATCTCAACATTAAATGAAATCGAAATCCGATTTTGATCTGATGTATTTGGAGAAACAAAATGAGGTAACCAGGAAGGAAATAATAATAACTCACCTACTTTTGGGTAATGAGAAAAATATTCATCCTTGATTAAAGAACTTCTCTGAAAGTCCATCATTCTTGCTGATCTTGGATCTTGAAAAACAATTTCATTATTATTTTCTGGAAGTTGTACATAATAAACTCCACTCAACCATCCAGAAGGATGAACATGAGTAAAATTAAATCCTCCTTTTGGATTAATATTTCCCCACATTGCCCTCACAACCATTTGAGGAAGTTCTTTATTTGATAAATTCTTAGCAATTATTTGTGAAGCATTAAGTGTTTCATCTAAAAGAGGTTTGAAAATATTTTCTTTCCATAAAAAAGTATCACTCTGCCAACCATTACGATTACTTCTCCTCTCACCTTCTGTTCTATTAGAAAGTTCCATTAAAAAATTTTTATACTTTTGATTCTGATGTTCATTGAACAAATCAGCAATATAAAAATTAGTTGGAAAAATAATACCTTCCTTCAATTGTGCCATAATAAATTCAATTATTCTATGTTATATATTTACCTGATAAAGTAGCAGAAAGACTATCTGTAAGAGTAGTTCCTGCAATACCTACGACAATAGTATCATTTGCAGCAAGATACTTTGGTCTTTCCAAAATTTCAATAACACTATTCTTAGGTATTGTCATATTATATACCAAGTATCCCTGTCTAATACCTGTAGTCAGAATACCTCCAACACTTCCTCCACGATAGATGGATACTGATGCATCAACATCAATATTTAAATCATAATTACACAATCGAAGTGATTGAATAACTGATGGATTTGTATTTGATGTGAACATTTCTGTTCCGGCTGGTGTAGTAACTGTTACTCCAGTTCCAATATAATCAGTATCAGTTTTTTCGGAGTAAATTATGAATGAATCCAATCCATTATTAACTCCTGTTGCCGTTGTTCCTACTCCATTAAGTGCTTGGAAACTTAAAATATCTGATGGTTTTGCAATAATTGGTTCTTCTAAAAGTTCTAAAGAACCTTGATAAGGAACTACGACTCTTTGTGTAGTCGGAACATTTTGTCCACCATTAAAATCATGTCTTGATGTGAAATAAAGATTTGTATTATAAATGTTCGTTACATGAATAGATTCAATTACATAACTCTTACCTGCCGTTGCTGGGAATGAATATGCAATTCCAGGACCAATAAAGATATCATTATTTGCTGCAACTGTAGTAAGTCCTGCCTGTGCAGTTCCAATACCACCAGTAACTGAAGCATAAATTGATGTTGTAATTCCGGTATCAAAAGTTCCTGAACCTCCACCACCACCAGCTCCAGAAATAGCAACATTACTGATACCAGTAATTCTGCCATTAGCATCTACTACAACCTGAGCAACATTTGTTGCATTACCATAAGTAGCAGCAGAAGCACCAGTTAAATTAGTTAAGTTAGCACCAGAACCATAATAGTTATTTGCAGTAACAACACCTACATTCAGTATTTTAGTGTTGCCAGTATCAACAGCATTGGTTGGAGTAATAGTTCCAATACCTATGTTTCCAGAACTATCAATAATAACTCTCTTAGTTCCTCCTGAATCAAAACTCATCGAGTTATCAGTATGATTATAACTCAGCAGTCCTGCATTTCTACTAGCATCAGAAAATCCTATCTCAGACACACTTGGTGATACTAATTGTAGTGCTGCACCTTGACCTCCATTTTGATTTTCAATTACAAGTTTATCAAAGTTAGTAACTGGAGAGAAACTTGAAGTTCCGGATAAGATATGTAAATCTACTACTGGGGATGTAGCACCAATACCCATTCTTCCAGTAGAAGGATTAAATGTAAGACCTCCTGTTGTTACACCAAGTCCAGTTGTACCTCCTATTGATGTTGCATATGTTAGATATTGTGACTGATTTTCTACATTACTAGAGATAGATATAGAACTTATACCACTAGGTAAGTTAGTTAGATTGGCACCACTAACTGCAGGTAATGTGGCAGGGAATCTGGCATCAGGAATAGTACCAGAACTAAGATTAGATGCATTAAGATTAGTTAGATTACTACCATTACCATAAAATTGTGCGGCAGTTACAGATGATGCTACTGAAATACTTGTAAAAGATACAATTCCACTATTTGAATTATTATTAGATGCATTAAGCATCACCATATTTCCAGAATGACTTGTACTTATACTTCCGTAAAATAGTTTAGAAGGAGTAGTATCATGCGTGACGATTTGTGTATATGCACCTTCAGTACCAGCAGTTCCAACAGTAGTAACTCCACTCACTTCAGAAGTTTGTGCTAAATCTGTATAAAACTTTAGTGTATGATTTACATTCGACGGATCGTCTTGATTAAATCTATATGTTCTTCCTGCGGTAAGGTGTAGGTAAGGTGTTTTGTTGCCTTCTATAAGGAACTTTTCTGTGGATCCTGTACCAAGATATACATCACCAGTGGTCTTAACACCAACAGTTACATTTAGAGATGTAATATTATTAGTGCTAATACCAACTGTTTCAATGATACTATCTGCTGCTAATGAACCAGATACTGCAATAGAATTACTAGATTCTGAATGTATTCCGATATTATTACCACGAGAGAAGAATACTTTTTCTGCTCCATTTACACTAGCATCAAGAATAATAGAAAAATCACCGATCCTTAAACGATCACCTCTGATATATGCACTACCATCAACAAATAATGTAGGGAAGATAGAGTCTGATACTCCTTCCGGAGGTACTATATGAAGTGGATATAATGGTTTATCTGTTCCTATACCAACAAAGTTGTATTCTCCATCAAGAGTAACAGATAAATCCGTATATACTAATTGAAATTCTGCCTGAGTACCCCCGTCATTAACCACTGCAGGATCTTGAGTCGTTATAATACCTGCGACAGAATCAAATGCAATTATTCTATTACTACGTCCACCAAAAAGTGCTTGTGCGTCATTACCACCCGGATTAAAAAAACCACCACCGGCAGTTGGAACTAAAAAGTATCTACCAGAATCAATTGATGGACCAGTATAACCAGGATCATTTAAAATATTACCAAGAGCATCTCTATCTACAGCAATAATATTAAATGCAGTTTGACCAATTGCTACACTTCCAGTAAAGTCAATATCAACACCTGGAAGTTGATCATTGGGAAAATTATTAGCATTATCTACTGGTGGTATTAAAATAAATTGTTCAGTGGTTGAAAGGATTCCAGATTTTGCACTAATATATGAAGTGGTGCCGGTTGATGTAGAGACAACAAATGTTCTTCCAGTTCCAACTAATAAATCACCTTGATTTATTCTTATATTTCCACGAACTTCTAGATTTTCTGTTGGATTTGTAGTTCCAATCCCAACCTTAGATGTTACTGTATGAATTCCTACAGAAGTTCTAATCCAATCATTATCTTCTCCTGTATCAGGGAGGTTAATAAGATTACTACCATCACCATAAAGAAAGTTAGCAGTAACAATACCGGCATGAACTATACTAGTATTACTTGGAAGAACTACACTATTTGGATTTGTTGTCCCTACTCCGACATTACCAGTATTAATTAATACTCTACTATCATCAATAATAGTAGAACCTGAAATCTTAATTGCCATCTACCGTCCTCGTGTACACTGGGTAGTATTATTACAAATATTTAGGCAATCATTCAAGTTTGGATAATCTATCGTTGAGAGAATTAATTTGTGTTTGCTGTTCCTTCACAACCTCAATCAGAAGTCCAATCAGACCATTATAATTAACGGTTTTCTTATCACCAGAAGCAACAAGTTCAGGAAGAACTTGCTCAACTTCTTGTGCGATGACACCTACAGATGGTTTTTGTGTTTCCTTCCAATCAAAATTAACACCACGAATATGAACAACTTTTGCTAATGGATCCTCAATCGTATGAATATTAGTTTTGAGATTTTCATCAGAAGTTGTATTGAAATCAGTAGCAGTTAGAGTTCCATCAGAAGAATTAAATGTAAGATTACTTCCACTCTTAGGTGCTAGGTTTCCTGTTGCTGCTGTCACAAACAGTGGGAAACAAGTTGCATCAGAGTTCTCATCAGCAACAGTTACGTTAGTAGAATTAGTAGCAGTGACGGCAGTTGCAACATTAAACTCACTTTCTACTTTACCATCTAATGTAAATGCAGTAGTCGCAAAAGATGCCGTTGATGCTGATCCAACAATATCTATTGTATAAGGACCACCAAGTCTGGCATCACTAATGGTTCCAGTAGTTATGTTTGCTGCATTTGCCAGGTTAGTAGCAGTAACAGCAGTTGCGACATTAAATTCACTTTCTACTCTATCGTTCAAAGTGAATGCTGTAGTAGCAAATGATGCTGTTGCCGCAATTCCGGTAATATTAATACCATAATCACCAGATAATCTAGCAGCATTAATAGTTCCAGTAGTTATGTTTGCTGCATTTGCTAAGTTAGTGGCAGTAACAGCAGTTGCAACATTAAATTCACTTTCTACTCTATCGTTCAAAGTGAATGCTGTAGTAGCAAATGATGCCGTTGATGCTGATCCAACGATATCTATCGTGTAAGGACCACCAAGTCTGGCGTCACTAATAGTTCCAGTGGTAATATTAGCAGCATCTGCTAAGTTAGTGGCAGTAACAGCAGTTGCAACATTAAATTCACCTTCTACTCTATCGTTCAAAGTGAATGCTGTAGTAGCAAATGATGCCGTTGATGCAGTTCCAGTAAGATTACCACTAAATCCACCTGTTGCTGTAACTACACCAGAAGCATTAATATTTCTTACTGCTGATAAATCATTCTCAGTAATCTGAACATTACCAGCAGCAAAATATGTTCCTGTTGGGAATTGTGTCGTACCAACACCAAGTGCGTAATTAGTCAACCAGGCATCAGTTCCCAATCCAGCAAAAGCAGCAGACTGATACCAATATAATCTCTTGTAAGTAGAAGGATGTGTATCAATACCGGCAATAGTTAGATCAACTAAAGGATCTCCTACTGTAGAAGCAATTGCAATTCCTCCTGCATTTGCCGTAGTGTCACTAGAAGCATCATTACCATTAGAATCAGTCGTAAATCCTGCAATAATGTTTTTATCAGAAATTTTAAACTCATCAACAATAAGAGTAGCACCCGCACCAACAATTAATAGATCACCATTAACAGTGAGATCATTTTGTACTGTTACATTACCTGGTAATGTTGGGTTGGTTGCTATTTGTATTTGTGCCGCAGTACCCTCTCCTGTACCATCAATTACAGTAATTTGCTGAGAATTTCCTGATGCTACGGATTGTACATAATTTCCAAAAGTATCGGCACCAAGTTCAACAGAATTAGGTTGAATAGTTGAGGCAAGTGAAACATTACCAGTACCATCAAAACTAATAGCAGATGCAACTACATCACCGGTAATTTCAAATGTTCTTGGATTCTGAAGTTTTGTAGTTTCAGTTGATAATCCTGCGGTTTGTGCAAAGGCAACATTAAGGTCTGATTCTACTGCACCATTAAGACTAAATGCTGTTGTAGCAAATGATGCTGTTGATGCTGTTCCGGTCAAAGGACCATTAAATTCTCCAAAGTAAGTTACAATTCCAGAAGTGGCAGTTACAATACCAGAAGAAATTTGTATTGTTCCTAAAGTGCTTACACCAGAAACACTTAACTGAGTAACAGAAGCAATACCACCAATTACATTTGTAGCAGTATTAGCAATACCACCAGAACCATTAACACTTTGATTAATTGTAATCGTAGAAATAGTTCCAGATGCTGTGGCAACTACACCATCACCTACAAAGTTTAATGCAGAAATACTACCACCACTTCCTACAGTAGAACCTTCATCTTGAACGGTAATACCATCAATCGCACCGGTTGATGCTCCATCTGCCCATTGCGGAGCATTAGTTCCACCATTTGATACTAAAACTTGACCTACAGTTCCATTTGTTAAGAATGCTGTTGTATTAGTGGCAGATTGATAAACAACTTGTCCACCTGCCCCACCAGCAAGATTAGTTGCGATACCAGCAGTTTGTGCGAAACCAGCAAACTCAGAAGAATTAATTGAAATATTAATAGTATTACCAACACCAACAAAGGTGTTTCCTACACCAATAAAGTTAAGTGTGGTAAATCCCGTTCCAATAATTGTACCAGAAGATTGAATACCAACACCACTAATAATGTTCTCAAGGTATTGACCATCACCATAATAAGTTACAATACCTGTTGTTGCGGTAACAACACCAGCACTAATCTTAACACCATCTAAGGTACTGATACCAGAAACATTAAGTGCATCTAATTCAGTTTGACCATCAACATCTAAGTCACCATTAATATCTACACTATTTGCAAAAGTGGAAACTGAAACTGCACTGAGAGTAATACCAGATCCAATTACAATGGACTCTGTTCCATTAGTTCCGTCTAATGTAATGGAAGATTCTCCAATTGTCACAATACCGGTGATGACAGTTCCACCTCCAGATATATCAATAATAGTACCACCTTCTCCTTCAAGTCTTAAAGCAGTTATAATACCAGCAGACATACTAATATCATTACCAACCCTTAAAGTATCATTTTCTCCACCAAGTCTTGCATCACCTATGATGCTTAATTTATCACCATCAATTACGTTTGTAGTTCCTATTCCTACTGTTCCAAAGGTAGCAATTCCAACGAAAGTAGATACACCACTTACTTTCAAATCTTTAATTTCAATACCATTATCGATAATGGCATTTCCAGTAACCTTCAGATCTTTTGTCGTTATCTGATCTTCAGTAAAATTAATATTATTACCAACAGCAAAAAGTTGTCCGTTTTGAATTTGAGTTCTACCAATACTTATTGGTTGATTAGTTATAAATGCATCAGTGCTTTGACCAACAAATGCTCCACTCTTAAACCACTTAAATTGCTTATATGTATTAGGTGTTGTATTAATTCCAGAGATTTGTAAATCTGCAAGAAAATATCCTTCAGTCGAGGCAACCGCAATACCACCTGCATTTGCCGTAGTATCATTTGGAGTAATTGTTGTAGTAAAACCAATTAATAATTCTTTTCCCTCAATACGAATAGTTTCAGTATCTAATGTAACTCCTGTTCCACCGACAGAAATATTACCAGAAACAAATAAGTCATCAAATATATTAACTGCACTGTTAAATCTTGCAGTATTTCCAAATGTAGAAAATCCAATTACATTAAGATTATCTAATTCAAGGTTTATAAAATCTCCTGTGTTAGCAATTACAGCACCATTACCAATAGTAACTGCGCTGCCAACAGTTAGTAAATTATTAACATCAAGACTTGCTCCAATACTTACATTCTTATCAATTCCTACACCACCATTAATTTGTACAATACCTGTATTAGTATCTCCTATTACATTATCAGTAGTACCATTAAATGAGGCAATACCTGATACATTAAGATCTTGTGTATTAACATTAAACTCACCAGTAAAAGATGTCGCACTTACAACACCAGTGAATATTGCATCTCCAAGAACATCTAATTTTACATCAGTAAGAACTCCAACAACTCCAAGTCTAGGTTGTGTGAGACCAATACCAACTGTTCCTGTAGTGTAAATTCCTCCTCCACCACCAGGCGTTCTATCTCTAAACCATCTAGGATCAATTCTTATATCAGCAAAACCAGGATTATCAGGATTAGTTGTTATTCCCAACAACTGATCGGATATAATATTAAGTCCAGTATAAGTTTGTAATCCTATATTATTTAAAATATCCCCATCTTCAGCAAGAAAGATAGAATTATTACCAAGTGGAGGAACATTTGTCCAAGTTACTCCTTCTACATCCTTAGTAAGGAAGTACCCCATTGACCCGATGACTCCTCTGGAGTCAACAATATTATCCCTAATTCTAATTTGATTTGTATCAATATCGGTAGTTGCCGAAGTTCCAATACCTACAGCAATTCTTCCATCTACATTGACTACCGTGTCATTTGTAGTAATACCAGGAACACCGAAATCCTGATTAATTCTTCTTCCTGATACGTATTGCATTTTTTAAATCAACCCTTTGCTGTTTCTAATACACTCATAGTAATTTGGAGAACACCGTTCTCATTTGAACTCACTCGAATTTCATCATCAGTTTCTAAAACTAAACGACCCGTAAGAGGACTCAATGCATCCTTTACAGGAATGCCCCCATCTTTTATCAGGTCAAATTGTCCACCTTCAGTTCTAAAATGAGAAAATGTTGCGAGGTAAGTGGTGTTTCCGGTAGATATGTTTGCTATCTGTGCCGAAACAATAATACTAGCAACTCCAATTGGAGCAGTGTAAATTCCAACAGTAGAGTTAGTAAGATTGTGTCGTATGGTCTTAAAAGTATTAAGTGCTACTGCTGCCATTTTTTTATCCTAGTGCGATAATTAGGGGATTTACTTTATTTATGATACTCTGATCAAAAGATCTACCAGAGATAGTTCCTGTTAGTTGATTTGCAACCAATCCATCACCAATTCTGAAGTTTCCTGCTTGGTCAGTGCTTGTATAAACAACCTGACCACCTCCAATTTCTATTACTTCATTTTCAGGAATAACCACACCACCAAGAGCAGGTTTTGAAGGGTTGATTGTATTACCAGATCCGACCCATTCAAATGAATGTGAAGATGTGATCTGTAAACTAACACGACTAAAGAATATCGTAGTGCCTGCACCTATAGTATTATTTAATCTTTGATTTAAAATGATTGTAGAAATACCGGCAGATGGTTTTGTTGCACTCTCAATAGAATAATAAATTGGGAACAATTCTACTTCTGCTGTTGCAGTTGTTCCTGCTCCAGTAGGACCATCAATTACAACTTGAGTATTATCAGTAAGACGATACTGACTTCCATCAGCAATAATATCAATCGAGGTAACCTGTCCCGAAGTATTAATATTCGAAGAACCTTCGGCAGTAGTTCCTTGTGGACCACTTGGACTATCAATCGTTAACCTTGGTGGTTTTGTATACCCAGAACCAGGATTAGTAACTTTAAGTCCTTTTACAAAGTAGAAGAGTTCCCCAAAATAAAGTGCCTGACCATCATAAGGTCTCTGTTGACCAATACCTGATACTACAAGAACATCATTTTCAATTAAGGATTCTGTATTTGCAATTCCAGTATAACGATAAATTGATTTGGAAGTTTCATCACCAACACCTTCAGAATATAATCCAAAAGTTCCGAATGATGCATTAGAGTTCGTCAAATCACACTGTCCACCAGAATTAGTATAGATTGCTATCTCATCACAAATTGTGAAGATAGAAACTAACTGAGCATAAGCACCATTCGTAATTGAAACTCCAATTCCACCCTGATTAAATTGAGTGAAAGAGTCAACGCTCATTGAACCAGTAACACCAATATCTTCTTGATCTGCTGGTTCAGCATCAAATCCATTAATCCTCATTCCAATACTCTTTGGAATAAAGTTAGTACAGTTTCTTACATAAGGACCTTGTGTAATCGGTCCAACACCAGGAGAGTATGGAGGTCTTACAATACCACCAGAATTATAAGTATGTGGAATAGTTGATGTTCCAACATTTACTGAGAAAGTATTTCCAACACCAGTCAGAACTTTAAAGTCATATCCATTTGTTCCATCAGGGAACAATGTGGTTGTAACTCCAATATATCCACCTCCTCCAATTGTTTTAACTGAATTGGATGCAGCAGAAACAAACGTATGAGAATATTGAGCACCTGCTGATGAAACACCTACATTAACATTAAAAGTATTAATTCCAACACCCGAAACTGTTAGATATTGACCTGCTGCAGGATCAGTCTCACGAGGATAGCAATTTGTTGAAACATTACTATCTTTTGTACAAGAAAAACAAATAGAACCTGTATCAATAGTAACAGCATCACCATTAGTTAATCCATGACTGTTTATAGTTACTACTAAATCACCCGTTGCAGGATCATAAGTTGCAGTTGATGGAGTACCAACGTTTGCTTTTGGACATCTAAAATCTAAATCTCTTAACGTAATAAAGTCATTTACTTTTAAATTAGCTCCAGGTGAAGTGAATGTAATAATGCCACTCACATTATCATAGGATGCTGTCGTTATTGCAACAGAACGGTCAACAATAAATCCACCAGAAACATAAGTGTGTGGAAGAGTTGACGTTCCGACATTTACAACGAATGATTTATTAGCATTTACTCTATCAACATAAAACTCATTTCCATATTTACCAGACGGGAAGAATTGAGTTGTGGTTCCAACTCCTGCTCCAGAATCACAAGAGAATATTAAATCACGAATCTCAAATCTATCTCCTTTAACTACAGAAATTCCTGGTGCCTCAAGATAAAGATTACCTGTTCTCTCATTATATAATGCACTTGTAACTCCAATGGTTCCCGTAAATCCAGATCCCATGTTTCCTGGATAGTTGGTTGTCAACCCTGTCGTTGATGGATTTCCATCAATACCATTCTTGATAATGCTAGTTACAATTCCTACACAAGTATAAACTGCAGAGATTACATTAGAACATGAAGGAATTGCATTGTTAAATCCAGTAAAAGGATCTGGTTGAATTGATAAATCTCTTAATTGTAAAAATTCTGATTGATGATTTTGATGCTTCTCTACCGTTCCCCCAGTATCGTAAATATGTTCAATAGTTGATATTCCTACAACAACCTCAAAAGTATTAACACCAACAACATCTTTTACAGGGAAAATAGATCCATACTTTCCGTCTGGGAATATGTGAGTAGTTACACCAGAAAATTGAGAATCGCAGGTAAATGCCAATCCAACCAATTTAACTGGATTGTCTTTTAAAAGTCCATGAGAGGCAGATGTTACTGTTAAAATTCCAGTAGTCTCATCATACTGAGCACCAGTTACATTTGTAGTAGATCCAGCACCAGTTGCACCCCAAGTTGCATTAGTAACTACTGCTCTTGCTATTTGTCTAGAATAATCGAATGCATCAATTGTAGTAGAACCAAATCCAACAATATGATCTAAGTTTCCATTAATATCAAAATACTTTTTACCTGCATCAATACACTTAGAATTTCCACCTCTTGTTATGTCATGACAAATTGCACGATAAACATCTTTAATATCATCAGCACAATTAGTTGAGTCAATACTAATTGCAGGGTTTTTATAATCTGTACTTGTAATATATCCTACTGTCTCATTCGCAATATAATCTAAATTATAACGAATCATTCTTGCAGCATCAAAAAATCTATCTGATGTTACACCAACTAATGGTTCAAAAGAAAGCACTGCTGCTCCATCGGTCATATCACGACCATCATCTAATCTAAAACTCATGTCAGTGACATGAACACTATTGTTTACATAAAATAAATCTCTATCAATATTCTTTGGTGTTATAATACAGTTACGAAGTTCTGTTCCTTCTAATGAAACACTTCTGTCAAGAATGATTGGATTATCTTCGACGTAGATACCAGGATAAACTTTAATTGTATCACCAGGAAGTGAGATTGCAGCAGCACCTTTAATAGTTGCCTTGGAATCAATCTCATTCAATCCACTATTTTCATCATTACCAGTAGCAGTAACAAAAATAGTCTTCCCTAAAACAGAACCAGCACCTACTTCAATAACACGAGTGCTAATTCCTAACTTACCTTGATCTTGCTTTAAGAATACTCTTCCATCAAAAGTATTAAGACCCAATTCAGCAAAAAGTAAATCACTATTTGTCGGGACTTTTGCGGGAACTGGAGACCTTCTGATTCTAATGGGTGTTGCCATTTATTCTATTCCAGATTCTTTACATTTTCTCTTCAAATTATTTATAATAAATTCAAGAGACCTTATTTGTCCTTGAACCATATCGGTAAAGATTTACTGCTTCTTCTGGTTCCATCCACTTTTTAATTTTTTCATAACGATCAATATCAAAAAACTCCTGTGAAAAATACCAATCTTCCATAGGAGAATATGCTTTATCTTGATTACATTTGTGACAGGCACATAGACAATTTTTTGTGAAATCTGTACCACCCTTTGCTCTTGGAACAATATGATCTATTGTAAGATGATGTGTAGACCCACAATAAGCACACTCCCAACCCCATTCTTCCTTTATTTGTGTCCTCCATAACCTTTTTGCTTCCGATGAATTTGCCGTATGGAGATTAAAAACATAGGCTTGAAAGGTATTGTAGAGAGGCATAAAAGATTGCGTCTTAATACTATTTAGAGATCATATCTACCTTTGTTTGCGTCAAAATTCTGAGTTATTTCAGATAAAGATAATGCCTTTCCTGCATAAACTCTGACGATAGAAATAAATCCAAGATACTCCCCACGATAATCACCACCACTTTTATCTGCTATACCTATACCAAGTGTGCCGTTTGATTGACCAAGGGTTCTCATATTACTCAGAGTAGCAACAGAATTTTTATCAACATAAACTGTTCCTGACCCAGAGTTCACAACTAATACATGCTGATGCCATACTTGAGTTGTTGGATTTGTACTGTAATCTACCTCTGTTTCTGAACCAGAGGTATTTTTATAAACTATACTATTATATCCAAATAAAAGTCCATTTTCATTACCTGCACCACCATTCCAATCATCTTCAGCAGAGTTTGTCCAAAGATTTCCACCTTGCCATGGAGCTTGAGTAGGTGAAGATGCGTCATCATAATAATTCCATACCTCAATAGTATAAGTAGATCCTAAAGTAACTGCGGTATTAGGAAGAGATACATATCCTCCTGTAGCATCAAATCCTGGTCCATTTGTCCAATCAAACCAACCATCATCGTTATAAACTACTTCCGAACTATTGGTTATAGTACCTTTATTGCTCCTGACCAAGTTATTCCAATCAGTACTACCACCTGATTGATCATCACCAGTATTTGTTGATGGATAAGATCTCCCCGTACCCCAAATAATTCTAGCGGCACCAGCACCACCAGCAGCACCATTTCCATTAGATGTAGTGCTGCCTCCTCCACCACCTCCACCAGCACCATAATTTCCTCCACTTCCAGCATCATCACTGGAACCATTAGATCCATTACTTCCACCAGATCCTGCACCACCTGCATTACCAGGAGATCCTGAGGTTCCAGCACTACCATTAGATCCTTCTCCCAAAAGACCTACACCACCTCCACCGGCACCACCATCGTCATTAGTACTACCGGCACCACCACCGGCACCACCACCACCGGCACCAGCAGCACCATTACCTCCATCACCACCTCCAGCACCTCCATTACCAGAATATCCACCGGCACCACCACCGGCACCACCACCATCTGGAGCATTAGAGAAAATTCCCATAGAACCCTCTCCACCGGCACCACCGGAACCACCACCATCTCTTTCAGTTCCGGAAGATCCACCACCAGATCCATTAGAAGTATTGGTGCCACCACTACCTCCACCAGAACCTTGTAGTAAAGTTGTAGAACTACGAACTATACTACTATTCCCACCAGATGCACCTACTCCACCCGCAGAACCAACATTAACAGTCAAAGTTTCTCCTGGAGTAACTGAGAATGTTCCATATGAAAGACCACCTGCACCTCCACCAGCACCTGAGTTTTGTGCAATAAAAGATCCTGAATTATTTCCACCACCTCCTCCACCACCAATTACTACAGCAGAAACTTGAGTTACACCAGAAGGAACTGTGAATGTACCATTACTCGTAAACACTTGCTGTCCAAGAGGTGATGACACACCAGAAGAATAACTCTTAATATTCTTAGCATCAAGAGACAATACAAGTCCATCAGTATGTGTTTTGGGTATATTATAACTAACTGCCATTACTGATACCTTCCTTTGAGTGCATTATAATTTTGTAATACTTCTGATGCTGTGAGTGCTTTATTATTGTATATACTTGCGTTGGATATACGACCCCCAAAGTATTCACTTACTCCCGATGATTGACCTAATCTAAAAGTTTCTGATCCTGAACTAGCAGTTCCAAATGAACTGGTTTTAGTAGCATCTAATGATCCATTTATGTAAATCTTTCTACTAGTATTTGCTGCCTGGACAAGCACAACATGATACCAAGTATTAGTACTAAATGATGATCCAACAAGATTAGCACCACTTCCACTAAAACCAAATATAAATTCATTACTAGATGACAAAAATAACCCAACTTGAGTACTTGTGCTTCTGTTTTTAGTTAATACTCCCTGCCAATTACCAGTCTTTGTTGGATACATCCAAACAGATAAAGTAAAATTAATACTTATAGGAGCATTAAGAGACTCTGTGCCACTGACATCTATATAATCATTTGTTCCATCAAAAACAATAGACCCACCATTATCAGAACTATAAGTTGGTCCATTAGTTAAAGTTCCATTATTACCTTGACCACTTATATCAGACCAAGATGTTCCACTACCAGGATAAGACTTAGTATTGCCAGCATCAACTGCTAATACAAGTCCGTCAGTAACTATTCTTGGTGAGTGTGTGCGTGCCATAATATATTACTTTTCTTACATATATTTAGATGAACTCACCCATATCATAGATATACATTCTTCCCATCATAATCCAATAAGAAGTGAATACATCCTCAAAGTGCTCTGTAAAAAATGCAAATTTCTCATCAATAATTTGACGACCTAATACCTGAAAGTGTGCCTTTGATAATGCAAAGAATTCATCTAGTGCTTCTTCATCCCCTTGCTTAAATCCACGAACATATAAATCCCGTGCCTCATTCATAATACCATGGCAACCTTCAGGTAAAACAACTTCTGTTCCATCAGGTAATGGTAATACTTTATTCTTTATGGTTCCCATAGAAAGTTTCATACAATCTCGACTTTGTTCTACAGATAGTGCTCTCTCATCACCATCTCTAAATGCATGTTGCACACATCCATTCGTACATTCCACAACACGAATAAGTGCAGTAGCATCTAATACTTCTTGAGATTGAGAACACCAAATGTCCTTCCAATACTTATAATACTGCTGATTAACTTCCATAATATTCACTCATTTATTTTTAATAGTTCCAATAACCCATGATCTCATACCAAATGGTGTATCAGCAATCAAAGATTGAGCCATTTTAACTGTACTTGGTGCCACCACTAAACAGAATCCAATACCACAGTTGAATACATTACGCATCTCTTCCTCAGCAATGTCTCCTGCCTTTTGGATCTTGTTAAACAATTCTGGTCGTTCCCAAGAAGACCAATCAACATCAACTGTAAGACCTTCTGGAAGGCATCGTGGAAGGTTCTCAGGGATACCACCACCTGTGATATGTGCCATACCTAGAATAGGAAGTCCCTCCAACAAATGCATGATTAGACGGGCATAGATGGTGGTAGGTCTCAGCAACTCTGGCATATCCTTGTAGGTAATCTTTTGTCTCCACAACATATCATTGATGAGAGTATATCCATTACTATGAAGACCACTACTTTCAATACCAATGACTACATCACCTGCTCGGATTGAACTACCATCGACACCCCCATACTTATCTACAACACCAGTACAGAAACCAGCAAGATCATAATCATGTTGTCGGTAATGCTCTGCAGTTTCTCCACCTAACAATTCCATTCCAGCCATAGCACAACCAGTGGCAATTCCATTCACAATGTCAGTAACATTATCATCAATTTTTTTAGTAGAGATATAATCTAAAAAATATAATGGTTCAGCACCAGAACATATAACGTCATTGACGCACATAGCAACGAGATCCTGACCAATAGTGGTGTAATCACGGGCAATCCTACAGATATTAATTTTAGTTCCGACACCATCAGCACCAGATACTAATACAGGGTTCTTATATTTTGATGGGATCTCCATCCTTCCACTAAACCCACCAATATTAGGCGTTAATGCTTTCAGGTAATCAACAAAAGATCTACCTCTGATAATGTCAACGCCAGAAGTTTTGTAATCCATTAGTCTCTACCTAAACGAATGTATAAAGTAATCAATGATTGTGATATCAAATCACAAGAATATGTAAATCCTTTCTTATCCTCTTCGTCCCAGTGTTCTCTTTGACTTTTGAGAAGTGTGGAGAACTCTTTGATCTTGGTTCTCATCTCTTCTTTAGATAATTTATTCAATGATTTCACCTTTAGTGATTTGTTCGTGATATCGAGACGTGACATCACGCAAGTATTTTTCTGCTTTTCTTTTACTAAAACCTGCTAGTTTCCATACGATGTAGTCCATCGTTGGAATACAAATAGGATTCCAACCTACAAATCCATGTGTCTCTCCAGAATTCATAACCCAACAGGGAGCATCATCATTTTCAAGGTCTAGTGATTTACGATACTCTTCCTCACCATACATAACAACTGCTCTCTCTGCTTCATTCAAACTCTTGAAGCAATCAAAGCAATTCTTTCTAATGATATCAGGGACGTGGTGTTTCATTGAATAGCAAGTGGTTGCAGTCGGTCAAGGATCTCACGATAAGCAGGAACGATATCACCTTCGTCTTTTCTGAATAGATCCTTATCAAATCTTTCATCACTACCAATCTTCCAGAGTCTCATACTATCAGGACTGATCTCATCGGCAAGATACAAATCACCATGAGCATCATAACCAAACTCAATCTTAAAATCTACTAAATCAATACCCATGATATAGAACATCTGCCGAAGGTAATCATTGATACGTAGTGTCATCTCAACAAATGGATCGGGATTATATCCCATCAGACGCACACGATCTTTTGTGAGCAGAGGATCATTCTTATTATCATCTTTCAAAAAGAACTCAACAATAGGATGAGGTAATGAGTAACCTTCCTGCAGAGTTGTCTCACGAACAATAGATCCAGCAGCACGATTTCTACAAATAACTTCTAGTGGAACAATGTCTACTTTCTTACAGATCATTTTATTAGCACCAACCATATTAATATAATGAGTTGGTATATTTTCTTTGGCAAGTTTCTCAAAGATAAGAGATGAGATACTACAACAGAGTGATCCCTTTCCCAAAGGATAGTCTTTTTTCTCTCCATTACCAGCAGTCACTTTATCATGATACTCAATGATGACACGATCAGCATCATCACCCTGATAAACAGTTTTGACCTTGCCTTCTATAATTACTTCCATAAAAAAGAGGGTTTCTAACCCTCATAGTATATCACTCTTCGTCCTGCTTGTAAAGGATACTATGAATTTTATTTAGAGACCTCTGCATGTTTGCGCGTCCTACTGGATTGTCTGTGTGAAATGTGATGATTGGAAAGTCGTCTTTGGTATATTCACCAACGAAAACTGCCTCTTCTAACCAATTCATAAAATCATATCCAGTATGATCTGGGTCTGTATCTCCAAGGTCATGATCCAAAGAGATGTGAGTAGGATTCTCAGTTGCTGTTAAGAACATCATATCCTTTACATTTGATACGAGAGTCCAACTTTCTGGTGGAGTTCTTACATCATCAAGATACAATTTCATAATAATTAATTTTTGTTTTTACATGATAATCCATAATAATAAATCTTATTGTGATTGTTCTGCCCCATTCGATAAGGAAACATTTCTTCTGCTCTTTCCTTTATCTGAAGTTCAGTTAAGTTTGGTGCCTCATAACAAATCGTAGACATGTAATAAGACATTCCTGCTGCTAATAAGAAAGACATAAAACTTATGACTAATTTTTTATCAGTTAGTTTACTTGTTGCCATTTAGAGCATTCCAAAACAAGTATGAACCTGTTAGGAATACTATGCCTACAATAATAATTTCCATATGTTTATTTATTTGCAAGCATACAATAAAAAAGCACCCCTGTCAAGGAGTGCTGTGTCAGTTTGGGAAGTGGTCTCATTAAAGGTTAGAGAGCATTGCCTCTAGGCAAAACTTCCTCTGGAAAAATGAATTGTTCATGAGGTTGATCAACTGGTGCCAACCAAGCACGGATTCCCTCGTTTAAAAGTATGTTCTTTGTATAGAACGTCTCGAATTCAGGATCTTCAGCAGCACGAATCTCTTGACTCACGAAATCGTATGCACGAAGATTGAGAGCAAGACCAATAATGCCAATAGAGGATACCCATAAACCCATAACAGGCACAAACAACATGAAGAAATGAAGCCAGCGCTTGTTAGAAAACGCAATACCGAAGATCTGCGACCAGAAGCGGTTTGCAGTGACCATAGAATAAGTCTCTTCTTCCTGTGTCGAATCAAACGCCTTAAAGGTGTTTGCTTGCTCTCCATCTTCATACAATGTATTCTCTACAGTAACTCCATGAATGGCACTGAGTAGTGCTCCTCCTAGTATACCAGCAACTCCCATCATATGGAAGGGGTTGAGCGTCCAGTTATGAAAGCCCTGGAGGAAGAGAAGGAACCTGAAAATCGCCGCAACACCGAAACTCGGCGCAAAGAACCAAGATGACTGTCCCAAAGGATAGATGAGGAATACAGACACGAATACAGCAATAGGACCAGAAAAAGCAATCGCATTGTAGGGACGGATACCGATTAGACGTGCCAGTTCAAACTGACGAAGCATAAAACCTATAAGGGCAAAGGCACCGTGGAGTGCCACAAAATTCCAGAGTCCCCCAAGTTGGATCCAACGTTGGAAATCCCCTTGAGACTCAGGACCCCAAAGTAGAAGAAGAGAATGACCCATAGCATCAGCAGGAGTCGAGACAGCTGCTGTAAGAAAGTTAGCACCTTCAAGATAGGAACTAGCAAGACCATGGGTGTACCAACTCGTAGCAAAAGTTGTGCCAGTAAGCCAGCCACCAATGGCAAGATAAGCAGTGGGAAAAAGTAGTATTCCAGACCAACCCACAAAAACAAAACGATCTCGTTTAAGCCAGTCATCCAAGATGTCAAACCATCCCCTCCCTTGTTGAGTGAGTGTTGAAGTAGTCATAACTCCGTAATAAACTTATGCTATTTAGTTTACACTTCTTTACAATTGGTGTCAATAAGAAGATATACCTACTCTTTGTTTCCGGTAGAGTTGGGGCCAGGTGTCCCGAATAATCTCTGCCAATTTATCGGGTGTGGATGAACTAATCACAGACCCTTGACAGAGTTCCAGTCTTTCTGGAACTGCTCAAGACCTTGATCTGTTAAAACATGATTATACATTCCCCAGAATACTTTTGGAGGAATTGTACAAATGTTTGCACCAGCATCAAAACATCTTCCTACCTGATGAACATCACGAACTGATGCGGCAAGAATTTGAGTCGTACTAAAATGTTGACCATAAACACCGGCAATTGCCTGAACAAGTGCAACTCCAGAGACAGAGTTATCATTCAGTCTTCCTACAAAAGGAGAAACATATGCGGCACCTGCACGACGAGCAAGAATTGCCTGTGCTACAGAGAAGATAAGAGTTACATTAACTTTCCTTCCAACAGAAGCAAGTGCTGTACATGCTTTCAGTCCTTCTACAGTGCAAGGTACTTTGATTGTGACATTCCAAAGTCCTTCAAATTCCATTGCCTGGTCAATCATTTCTTCGGCAGTATCGGCAACAACTTCTGCTGATACGGATTCAAATTGATTGCTCATAGAAGAAATCTCTTTGATAACTTCCACGGGATCACGACCACTTCTCTTAATCAAAGTAGGATTGGTGGTGATACCCTCAATCATTCCTGTTGTATTTGCCTTACTGATTTCATCAATATCAGCAGTGTCTAAAAATAGTTTCATTAGTTAACGTGAATAGTTCCTGTCATTCCTGCTCCCTGATGAGGACCACAGAAGAATTCATAATCACCAGCATCAGCAAAAAGAATATCTTGCGATTCACCGGGACTAAACATCAGTGATTCTCTTGAAAGATCAGCACGTCCCTCAACAATAATGTTATGGGGTGGTAGCATACCATTCACAAAGTGAATCGTATCTCCAGCATTTATTGTAACATCGGATGGATCAAAAATCAAGTTTCCACCAGAACCCATTGTGACATCAATAGCCCATGCGGGTGCTGCAAGAAAAAGTGTAGCAAGAAGTGCAAAAAGAAATCTCATTAGGTATTTGCAAGTACTCTATCTATCACATTCTTATATCTGGATACTTTGGATGTGTTATGAATCCCTGATTAGAAAATTCATTATCATTCCAATGTCTTACTGCATTCGAAACAATTGCGACATTAGTAATTAAATATGTAAGAAAAACAAATGTTCTGATGATGGCAACAATATCAGATTCTCTATCACTATCTGATGCTTTCTGTCCAAGTGCTTTACACCATAATCTCCAGAAGGATTTACTCTTTTTCTTTTTACTCATATTCGACCATTAAAAAAGGACTCATCCAGAGTCCTTATTACATTAATATTTAGATAAGGTCATATAATTTATTCCCTAAGAACCTCCCGACATATGCGTTTGCATGATGACTGATTATCATCACACTCAATTAAACAATTATAATAATCATTAATTAGATCTGAATCCTCCATACTCACGTCTAGGGTTTTACCGAAACTTTTAAAACTTTCTTTCCATCCTGCTAATTGATTATAGGATATAAGATTATGCAAAATAACCTCCACGAATAAATTTGCTCATAATAAAAATCGACTTAATTACACTTTTCTCAACTCCTCAATTCTACCATTATTTAGAGCATTTGTGTGTAAATCAATACAATTAGAAAACAAAAATTTATGCCTACGAGTTTATACTTACATACAAAAAAACTCTAAGGTTTTTTATTATCTTTCACATACATAAAGACAAAGTTTATAATTGTCTTTTGTATATCCTGAAGGTTTAGGAAATTCAGATTCATCAAATCTATCCATTTCAATAGTTCTAAAGAAAATATGATGTGTTTTTCTTTTACGTCTTAAAAAATCTAAAATTTCACTTTTACTGTTAAAAAATTCACCACAAGAAGTATCAATAGTTTTTTTATTGAAAATGGGGCAATATACACCATCCTTAACGATTCCCTCACAACTAATCATAATCTCATTTAAAAAATTATGCGTTGATAGATCTTTAATTGCCTCAAACAACTCAGGACATTTTCTATCATCAAGTCTAGGATAAATCCATCTTCTAGTTCCATCTACACGGGACACCAGTTTAGGATCAAATCTCATTAGAGAACGTTTTGCAGTTTCAATAAGTCTATCATGTATAACATCTACAGACTTAATTTTTTCCCAACCATAATTGTCTTCAATATAATAATCATCCTCATATTCAAATTTTTTGTCCTCATAAAATGATATTGTTTTATTATATCTTTCAACAACTTTTTCCAAATCATTATTTTCTGTATCCATTATTGGATTAAAGTAAGGAGTATCCATGCTTTGTCAGTATTCATGTAGATATTATAGCATAAAAAAAGAGACCCATGAAGGTCTCTTTCTTGTTATTCAGTTTTTCTAACTAACTCAACCAACGGTTGGTGCGGTAAGTGCAACAGGAGTAGACTCAGCAGCAGCAAGATCCAGAGGGAAGTTGTGTGCGTTCCTCTCGTGCATCACCTCCATACCAAGACCGGCACGGTTCAATACGTCTGCCCAGGTGTTGAGCACACGACCCTGACCGTCAATGACGGACTGGTTGAAATTGAAACCGTTCAGGTTGAATGCCATCGTGGAAACACCAAGTGCGGTGAACCAGATACCAACAACGGGCCATGCAGCAAGGAAGAAGTGCAAGGAACGTGAGTTGTTGAATGAAGCATATTGGAAGATCAAACGACCGAAGTAGCCATGGGCTGCGACGATGTTGTAGGTCTCTTCTTCTTGACCGAACTTGTAACCATAGTTCTGTGACTCAGTTTCAGTCGTCTCACGGACGAGTGAAGATGTAACCAGACTTCCATGCATAGCAGAGAAAAGAGATCCACCGAATACCCCAGCAACACCGAGCATGTGGAACGGATGCATAAGGATATTGTGTTCTGCCTGGAATACAAGCATATAGTTAAAAGTACCAGAGATACCAAGAGGCATAGCATCGGAGAAAGAACCTTGACCGAAAGGATAGACGAGGAATACTGCACTCGCAGCAGCGACTGGAGCAGAATATGCTACACAGATCCATGGACGCATACCTAAACGATATGAGAGTTCCCACTCACGTCCCATATAAGCATAGATGCCGATAAGGAAGTGGAAGATTACCAACTGGAAAGGACCACCGTTATACAACCACTCATCGAGTGATGCTGCTTCCCAGATTGGGTAGAAGTGGAGACCGATTGCATTTGAACTTGGGACAACTGCACCAGAGATGATGTTGTTGCCATACATGAGTGAACCTGCGACGGGTTCACGAATACCGTCAATATCGACGGGTGGTGCTGCGATGAATGCAACGATGAAGCAAGTAGTTGCTGCCAACAGGGTTGGAATCATCAGTACACCGAACCAACCGACATAAAGACGATTGTTTGTTGAAGTTACCCATTCACAGAAATTCTGCCATGGAGTTGATTGTTGCCTTGAAAGTGTTGTTGCCATTGTTTTGTACGAAAAAGTAAGACCATCAGGGAATGGTGGAGTTACTATGCTCCCCAGCACCCTCAGCCGGGGATATGAAAGACGTGTTTAGACACCCTAGAGGTCTTGGTTTGCGGGGTGTTACAAACAGTTAAGAAATGTGTTGGTTCCTTAACTTGCTGATGTATTTAGTGTATCACGATTTACAGTCCCTGTCAACCCCGTGTTGGGGTGTTTTGGAGTGGTGTCCCGAATACCTCAGTATTATAAGGTATAAAAAAAGACCCATCAAGGGTCTGTGCCAGTTATGTGATTGGATTGTTTGTTCAGATTAGTCGTCAGAAAGTTTCTTAATCATAACTCGTGAGCAATTTTGTTTTAACTTAGCATTTCCATTAGTTGAAGTAGATATTCTTTTTATGATAAATCTAATGTTGTCATTGGCAGCAAGTTCTTCAATTGTAGTCAATCCTAATTGAGTTTCATCTGCACCAGTGGCTCTACGAATATATCCATCTTGAGCAAGGGCTAGAACTGTGCTAGTTCCATTTTTTGTACAAGCATATTCAGCAGTGTATCTATAATTGGATCCAGTATCAACATATACCCCTAGTTCAAATCTAATTTCATAAACACCAGCTTCACTTACAGTATAAACACCACCACTTTCTGAGAAAATTGCATCATTAAAACTACTAGCAGCATCAATATTTGTGATTGTTACATTAGAAGTTGATGAAACATCTTCATCACCAGTAGTGTCTTTATAAATCGCACATTTTATTGCTGTTGCACCACCACCTCCTCCAGAGATAGAAACATTAGAAATACCAGTAATTCTACCATTAGCATCTACTACAATCTGAGCAACATTTGATCCATCACCATAAGTAGCAGCAGAAGCACCGGTTAAATTAGTTAAGTTAGCACCAGAACCAGAGAATGATGTGGCAGTTACAACTCCAGTGACATTAATACCACCAGTACCTGTTATGAATTTACTATTAAAATCTAAGTTTCCTCCAAGTTGTGGTGTAGTATCCTCAACAACATTCTTAAGGAATGTGCTTGCTAACTTACCATCAGCAATAGA